ATGCTTTTATTTGCCTTTGCCTTAACTCTGCCTACACTGCCAACCGTGAAAGTCACGGCACATTACCGCGAAGGACGGAAGGCACCTTGGGAGGCGCGCTGGTGGGTGAACCGCTCAATGCGGACCCGCTTCTTTGAGACGGAGGACGAGCGCAACCGCTTCATCAAGAACTTCTCGCGTGAAATCGTGCAGCACGGCGAAGAGGTCTACAAGTTCGACAAGAGCCGGATGCGCCGTTGGCAGGAGGCCGACCTCATTGCGCCCGATGTGGACCCCGTTGAACTCGCGCGGCACTGGATGGCCACCCACGAATCCGCGCAGCAAGTGACGCTCTCGGACGGCGTGGTCCGCTTCCTCAAGGAGCTGGAACTCGCAGGCCGGACGAAGGAATACCGCGCCCACGTACGCGAGTATCTCAAGAGGTTCGTCAGCGAGTTCGGCGAGGTCCATATCTCCGCCATCACGAGCACGCAGGTGTCGGACTTCATCCACGCACTGCCCTTCAGCGCGATCACCAAGCGCCACGCACGAAGCGGCATCGTCTCGGCCTACAAGTGGTTCGTGAAGCAGGGCTGGGCGGACAAGAACCCGGCGGCGGCGGTGCCCGTCCCGAAGGTCGACCTTGCCGAACCGGGCATTCTGACTGTCGAGGAGACCGAGCGCCTTTTCCGCGCTAACGAGTCCATTGACCCCGAAATCTGCGGGCTTCTCGCCCTTGGTGCCTTCGCCGGGATGCGAGCCTCTGCCATCGCGCGGCTGGACGCCTCGGAACTGGACTTCGCGAGCAAGGCGATTCTGACGCCTGCCAGCAAGACTAAGAAGGGCCGCCGTCACTACATGGAGGGCCTCCCCGCGAACCTCTGGGCATGGCTTGAACGGACGCCGAAGACGGCCTTCAAAATGGAGCCGCGCAGCCTCGCCTCGCGCCGCGAAAACGCCTTCCGCCGCGCAGGGCTCCTCGTGACGAGCGAGGACGCCAAGCGTAGCCACGTCCAGCCCAAGGCCCCGCCGAAGAACTGTCTGCGGCATTCGTTCGTCAGCTACCATGTGGCACTGCACCGCGATCCGGGCCGCACGGCGCTCCTCGTGAGTCACAAGGACCAGTCCATCCTCTGGAACCACTACCTCGGCGTAGCCAAGCGGGATGACGCGGAGCGATACTTCGCGATCGTGCCGACTGCGGAGTGAAGTTGAGTCGTATCCCGTTGTCCTGACGGCAACTTGAGAACATCTCGCAAAATCCGCTTGCCACGTTTGAATGCGTGAACATGTGTATATTCCGCAACCCGAAGCGACGGACGCCGGATTGAATCCACGACGCCCGCAACGGTTGCCGTCGCGGTCTTGGGGTAACTGGCCGCGACTCCGCAGAAGCTGGCAGGCGGAGGGAGTGTCGGCTGGGTTCAATTGATGAACAAAGGAATACAACATGGCTGCGTTCAGCGCACTCACGATCTCCCGCCCCGCGTTCCTGAAAGCCCTCGATTGGGCGACAGTGCAGGGCTTCTTGAGACCCTTCGCGGCGTATCTGGCCGCACGAGGCTTTGGCCTCGAAACAATGCCCGCCGACGGCAATTACGTCGCGCTTGGCGACATCCTCGCCCGACCCGGTGCCGACACGCCGAACGCGCTTCTCGACGCGCTCTATATCACCGAGGAAACCGCGCACGGGGCCGCGCCGGACGACCTGCACGATGACGCCAGGCGACTCGGCATCGCGATTCCGTGCGATGCGACGATGTTTGAGACGGTGCTCCGCATCTGGAACGTATCGCCGGACGCCATCCGCACGCGGCACATGGAGCTGACGCTCGCCAAGGTGCGCACCTTCGAGTTTTACAATGCCGAGAACGAGGCGGCGCTCCTGCGCCTCCCGACCGATGCGGCGCTGAAGGCGGTCGCCACGGGCCTCGACGAATGGTTCGACAAGCGGCGGCGCGGGCGCGGTTGCCAAATCCGCATGTATCAGCGGGATACGGAACTTTGGTTCCTCCTCTCGCACGGCGAGCTCTACAAACGCGTCGGAACGTGGGAGGACGGGCGGAGTGGCAGCCTCGGCTACCGGCCCGACAAATACGATGTCGTGGTGTATGACGAGCTGACGAAGGAGCTGCGGATCAACGCGGCGCTCAACCTGCGTGACCTCTACCGGAGGCAGTTCGGACTCCTGCTCTTCGGCACAGAAAACCACTTTCCCGGCGAGAACAAATACACGCTGGAACCGCTGCGCGAGTTGGGCGAAAAGTCGCTCATCTGCGCCGACGTTCCGGGGCTCAACTGGGTCAAGCTCACGCGCCTGACCTACGAACTCAAGGGCGACAAACGCATCAAGCGGACGGACGCGGCGGAGAACCTTTTCGAGTCCTACGACTACCAGAAATCAGGCATTCCGAACGATGCTCGCCTCATGTCGGCGAGCTTAGCCGTGCGCTTCAAGGACAACCCGAGACCGCGCACTGTCACAATCAAGCCGACAAATGTCGCCCTCTACACGCGGGACGGCGACAGCCATGCGATCGACGAATGGCTCATGCGTCGCGGATTCATCCAGCAAAGAAAGGTGGCGAGCTATGCCCAAACCGAATGCGTTCTGGCAATTGCTTGAGTCGCCCGCCCGCACGGGGCGACCGCTCTCCACCTGGAAGCTGGCCCTGCGCGAGGAGTTTGACCTTGTGGGCAGCTACATCGTGCCGACCGGCGCGCTCGCGACGACGATGCCCTGCGCGCGCACTTTTGCGGGTTACTGATGGTACTATTTGCATTGATTCTTGTTCGGATTTTGTTATTGTTTTGATATTTGGAGGGTTTGTTATGTTATTTACAGTCGTTAGTAGAAAATTGAGTCGTGATGTTTTAATAAGAGCTGGAGCTGTTAATTATATTAAACGTGTTCAAAACGGGGTAGGTTGCGACCCATTGGTACTTCGGCGTTTTATTGTAGCCGATGACAATAGATATGAGAGTGAGGTTCGGAGGCAGTCGCCGTCTTCTGGTGTGACTAACAATCAAAGCGAGTGTGGCGTTGGTAAGGCGATTCCAATCGGAGTATTTGATGGGGTTCGTTGCTCTTGCATTGTTGTTAAAGATTGGTTGTTCGCTAAAGGGATGGAAGGTGATGAGAGGTGCAATTATGCTATATGGCATGAGGTTGCACATGCTCGTGATTTCTCGAATCGAGATGTTGACGGATCTGATATATCCGAATCTGATAAAAATGGTCACTTTAAGATTCGGCACATGGCTAATATATACACAAACATGTTGATAGATGAGGTTGTTGCACATCGATTTTCCGCGAAAGCATGCACTCAGTATTTGTATAAAGACAATAATCAACGGCTGAGAGATTATTTGGACAAAGAGGTTGATAGAGCTAATGATGCCAAGGCGTATTGGCGTGGAGATGCTAGTGAGATAATCAATATCAAACATGGAGTGTGCAGGTTTCTGTGGGTGGTGTTGCAAAAAGTCGGAGAGCTTTGGGCAAGCAGGTATGGGAATGATAATTTGTGCGAATCTGTATGTGAATGGATTGGGCCTCGTGCTGATAGTCAGTCGGTTTCGACAAATTACTGCGAGTTGTTGGAGTGCCTGTTTGAGTCATATCCTGTCATCCCGACGGATTATCATGATAGGATGTTTGTTTTGTGGAAGAGTTTGGCCGCTTCATACGGTTTTACCTTTTCCGAACAAGAGGGAGATGACTTAATCGATTGGTAAGTTTCTGAATCTCAGCATTTTCACTGTTAGCAGTTTTAACCAAGAGGCCCAAACCCCAGCAATCATGCGGGTTTGGGCCTTCTTTGTGCTCGGAACACGCCGTCGACAGATCGACAAATCAAATGACCAAATGAAGAAAAGTGAAAAATCTTTTCGGGCCTGAATCACTAGTAAACATGCGGGTTCCTAGGCTTTTGATTCACTGACGCCCCGTCGACAAATCGACAAGTCGCCAAAGGGGGCGTGAACACGAACACGCAACCCACCTTGGACGAGAAGTTGGACGCCCTGACGCGGCGGCTCGACGAACTCGGCCAGCTCATTACCTCGCGGCAGACGCCGGAACTGAAGTTCTGCCTGACCGTCGAGGCGGCGGGTCGCCGCTGACATAGAAGGGCCTGCGGCCCTTACGGCGAGCTGCGCTGCGCCTATCCCGCATTCTTCGGGTAGCCGCACGAAGTCGGCGTAGGGGCGCGAGCCCCTCAAAACCTCCGGCAGGAGGCGCGGGTCAGGGCCTTCCGGCCCTGTGCGCCTGATGTTTGCCATCCCGAACGGCGGCGCAAGAGACGCCATCACGGGCGCGATCCTGAAGGCCGAGGGCGTGAAGCCGGGCGTGCCGGACGTTTTTCTGCCGGTCGCTTCAGGCCCATTCCACGGCCTCTTCATCGAGCTAAAGAGCGCGAAAGGCCGGGCCTCGCCCGAGCAGCGCGAATGGCTGACTGCGCTCCGTGAGCGCGGCTACGCGACCGCCCTCTGCCACGACCTAGGCGAGGGCGGCGGGTCGCCGCTGACATAGAGGGGCTCTCCGCCCCTACGCCGACTTCGTGTGGCTACCCCGAACACATCCCGCAACTCAATCCGCAAATAGCTATGACCGAACAGAATACCAACACCCTTGCCCTTGTAAGCGGCAAGATCGCGCTGCCCCAGCGGGCAGTCATTTACGGACCCGAAGGCATCGGCAAATCGACCCTCGCCGCCGCTTTCCCCGCACCCGTCTTCCTCGACACCGAAGGCGGCACGGCGCAGCTCGACGTCGCCCGCTTCCCGCGCCCCGAATACTGGGAACACGTCGCGGACATCGTGACGCAGCTCGCCACCCGTGAGCACGATCGCCGCACCCTCGTCATCGACACGGTGGACTGGCTGGAGCGCCTCCTTGCCGAATACCTCTGCCGCAGGGCCAACAAGGACAGCATCGAGGATTTCTCCTACGGCAAGGGTTACACGATCCTAGCCGAAGAGTTTTCGCGATTCCTCGGCTCGCTGGAAGTTCTGCGGAGGCGCGGGATGCACGTCGTGATGGTGGCGCACTCGACGATCCGCAAGTTCGAGCAGCCCGATGCCGCCGGAGCTTACGACCGTTACGAGCTCAAGCTCAGTAAGCAGTGCGCGCCGCTCCTCAAGGAATGGTGCGACCTGCTCCTCTTCGTCAATTACTTCACAAAGGTCACGGAAGGCGAAGGGAAGAAGCGCGCGATCGGCGGCAAGGAACGCCGCATCTACACGACCCACTGTGCTGCCTACGACGCCAAGAACCGCCACGGCCTCGCGGACGTAATCCCGATGTACTTTGCCGCGTTGGAGGGCGTCTTCCCGGCAACTGTAAAGCAATCGTTGACAGTTGCTCCGGCTGCGACACCTGCCCCGAAGCCCGCTGCGCCCGCAGTTCCCGCCGAGCCGCCAAGGCCCTGCACGCCACAGCAGGTCGAGAACATCCAGACGCTCTGGACCAAGCTCAACTACGGGCAGGCGGAGCTGACGAAGCTCTTCCGCTGGCTGGAGGCCGACGACCTCGAAGGCGTCGAAAGCTGGCAAACCCTAACGATGGATCAGGCCGCCCGGACCATCGGCTTCCTCACGAAGAAACTCACCGACAAGGAGACCGCCTAACATGAGATACGTATCCACAAACGCCGAATCCAAAGCCCGCTGCGTCAAGCCGGGCGAATACCTGCTTACTATCCTCGAAGCGGTCGAAACCATCTCGAAATCTACCGGCGACGAGATGATCAAGCTGAAGCTCGAAGTCGAGGGGCACGGAGCGACCCTCTACGAATACCTTGTCGCGAACGGCTCCAGTGCCTGGAAGATCGACAGCTTCCGCCGGGCGCTCGGCGAGCGCGTTGTCGAAGGCGAGGAGGTCGAGATCGACACCCGGAACCTCGTCGGGCGTCAGGCCCGGGCGAAGCTGCGCGTCGAAACCTATCAGGGCAAGGACTCGAACAAGGTCGATTACTGGCTGAGTCCGCAGCTCGGCACCGCTCCGATGGCCCGCCCGGCGGCACCCGCGCCCAGCGCAAGGAAGGAGGATGGCGATGAGCCATTTTAACCTGCGGCCCTACCAGACGCAGTGCATCGACAATCTCCTTGCCCGGTTTCGGGAGTACTCGCGCCTGCTCGCGGTGCTCCCGACCGGGGCCGGGAAGACGATTGTCTTTGCCGCGCTCGCCCACCGGCTCCAGCCCGTGCGGACGCTTGTTCTCGCCCACCGCGACGAACTCATCCGGCAGGCGGCGGACAAGATCGAACGCTCGACGGGCCTCGTCGCCGAGGTCGAGAAGGCGGAGGAAACGGCGGGCATGGAGGCGCCCGTCGTCGTGGCCTCGGTGCAGACGCTGGCCCGCGAGCGGCGCCTGCACCGCTGGCCGCGCGGCCACTTCGGCCTCGTGGTCGTGGACGAGGCGCACCACATCCTCGCGGACAGTTACCAGAACGTCCTCGGGCACTTTGACGGCAGCGCCAAGGTGCTCGGCGTGACGGCGACGCCGGATCGCGGCGACAAGCGCTCGCTCGGCGAATACTTCGACGAAGTTGGCTTCGAGATCGGCCTCCACGAACTCATCAAGGACGGCTATCTCTGCCGCATCGTCGTCAAGACCGTGCCGCTCCAGATCGACCTCGGCGGCGTGCGGACGATGGCGGGCGACTTCAGCGACGCCGACCTTGGGCAGGCGATCGAGCCATATCTCAAGCGCGTCGTGGCCGAGATGAAGGCCGCGATCGGGAAGCGGCGCACGATCGTGTTTCTGCCGCTCGTCCGCACCTCGAAGCGCTTCGTCGAACTCTGCCGCGAGGCTGGGCTGACTGCGGATCACGTCGACGGGGCGAGCGAGGACAGGGCGGGCATTCTTGCGCGATTCGCACGGGGCGAGTTCCAGATCCTGAGTAACTCAATGCTCCTCACCGAGGGCTTCGACGATCCCGGCGTGGCCTGCGTTGTGTGCCTGCGTCCGACGAAGGTCCGCGCGCTCTATTCGCAGATCATCGGGCGCGGCACCCGTGTCGCACCCGGCAAGGAAAACCTGCTCGTCCTCGACTTTCTCTGGCATACCGAGCGTCACTCGCTCGTGCGTCCGGCGCACCTTGTGGCGCCCACGGAGGAACTGGCCGAGGACATGACGGCGATCCTCGAAAAGGCGGCGCAGGAGCACGGCGGCGAGGTGTTGGAGGAACCCGAACAGGACCTGCTCGACCTCGCCGACGATGCGAAGACGCAGCGCGAGGCGATGCTCGCCAAGGCCATCGCCCAGAACTCGCGCAAGCGCGCCCAGCTCATCGACCCGGTGGAGTTCGCGCTCTCGTTGCACGAGGTGGACCTCGCGGAGTGGGAGCCGACGATGAAGTGGCACGAGGCCCCGCCGAGCGATAAGCAGCTGCGGCTCTTGGAGCGCATGGGCTTCGCGCCCGACGCGGTCCGCAGCCGTGGCCACGCCTCGGCCATCCTCGACCGCGTCATGACCCGCCGCGACCTGCGCCTTGCGACGCCAAAGCAGCTCTTCTGGCTGCGAAGGACAGGCCACAAAAACCCCGAAACCGCCAGCTTCGACGAAGCCACGGCATGGCTCAGCACCCACCTGTAAGAACGACGCTCATGGCATTCCACTACACATCCCCCAAGGCCGGAAGGCCCGACCACGAAACGACTTCCGCCGATGCGCGGCGCATCGCGGAGGACATTCTTGGACCCGTCGAATGGACGGACGAGACCTCCGGCTACTGCCGCTGCCCCGGCGTCGAGCTGCACACGCACGCCTCGAAGGAGCACGACTGCCGCGTGTCGCTCGATCAGGAGGACGGCCACGTGCCGACCGTCTTCTGCTTCCACAACAGCTGCCTCGCCGTCATCGAGGAGGCGAATCGGTCGCTCCGTTCGGCGCTCGGCAAGGCCCGCTGGGGCCGTCAGAACCACCAGAACCACTTTGCTGGTTCCGGTGGTTCCAGAGGTGGTTCCGGGGCGGCGGCGACTCCCGTCATCACCGACGCCAATGCCTTCGAGACGCTACTACGCAGCGCGTTCGAGGCGGACGACATCGTGTCCATCGCCCCGGCGGCGGTGCCGGAGGAAGGCGGCAAGGCGGTGCCGGAGCACGGCGGGGTCAACATCTTCACCCGCGACCAGTGGCTGGAGAAAGTGGCGGCCAAGGGTGGGATAGGCCGCGTCTTCGGGGGCCGCGAGGGACTCTACATCCGCATCAACCCCCTGACGCCCAAGGCCCACGGCGGCGACAAGGACGTGGCGAAACTCCGCCATGTCCTGATCGAAAGCGACTCGCTCCCGAAGTCCGAGCAGGAACGCATCCTGCGCGCCTCGGGCCTTCCCATCGCGGCGCTCATAGACTCCGGCGGCTCGTCGATCCACGCCTGGGTGCGCGTGAACGCCAAGAACGTCGCCGAATACCACGAGCGGCGCGAAAAGCTCTGGAAGAGCGTGGAGGCGCTCCAGATCGACCCCCAGAACCGCAATCCCTCGCGCTTCTCTCGCTGCCCCGGTGCGCAGCGGGGCGCCGCCATGCAGAGGCTCCTCGCCGTGAACCTCGGGCCCGCCTCCTACGAGGCTTGGGCGGCAGGGGCGACGGCGGATGCGCTGCCCGGCATCGTGGCGGCGGACGCCTTTTGCGCCGAGGACGAGCCCGATCCGCCGCTCCTCATCGACGGGCTCCTTTTCAAGGGCTCGAAGATGATCATCGCGGGCCCGTCCAAGGCGCGCAAGACGTGGAACCTGACGGACCTCGCCGTATGCCTCTCGGTCGGCCAGCCGTGGTGCGGCTTCACGACGCGGCGCTCGAAGGTCCTTTACGTAAACCTCGAACTCCAGTCCTTCAGTTACCGCAAGCGCATCCGCTGGATCTGCGAGAAAAAGGGCATCAGGACGGCGGACCTCGGCGGCTTCCACCTCTGGAACCTGCGCGGTCACGCCACCGAGGTGACGCGGCTCGTCGGGGACATCCTGCGCCATGTGAAGGACGCGGCGTACGACCTCATCATCGTGGACCCGATCTACAAGACCTACGGGGACCGCGAGGAGAATAGCAACACGGACATGGGGCAGGTCATGAACGAGCTGGAGGGCCTCGCCCGGCTCGCCAAGGTGGCCGTGGTCATCGCGGCTCACTTCCCCAAGGGCAACCTCGCGGCCCGCGACGCCATTGACCGCGTGGCCGGTGCGGCGGTCTTCGGGCGCGACCCGGACGTATTGCTTGTCATGACCCCGCACGAGGAGCCGGACGCTTTCACCATCACCCCCATCCTGCGCGATTTGCCGGGCATGGCGGAGTTCGTGATCCGCTGGGGCGAGCAGTGCTTCCAACGGATCGCCGCCGATCCCAAGGCCGTTGCAGGGCGGGATGCGGCACACGGCGCGGGCAAAGGCAAGCGGGAGCGCTCCTTTGTTCCCGGCAGCTACCGTGAACTCTTCTCCGAGATGCCGCCACTGCACCATGACAAGGAGCCCGAGAAAAGCGAGGTCCTCGCCCATATCGCATCCGAGCTTGCGGCGGCAGGGAAGGACCCCCTGAAGGCCGCGTCGGTCTTCGACAGTATTCGCCAGGCGCGTCGCAATATCATCGTTTTCGACCATATCACGAAGCGTTGGCAGGGCTACCACTACAAACCGTCAGAAGACTAGCTAGGACCACTTGAGAACCACAGGTGGTTCCAGGTGGTTCCAGCGCCAGAACCACCCCCGTCCATAGGACCACTGGTTCTAACGGTGGTCCTAGGACTGGTCCTACTCTCCTAAAAGGAGAGGGAGAAAGAGAACGGAATTCTCTCTTTCTCCCGCCTGCAATGCAGGGGCTTGTATAGCCCTGCATGCAGGCGTCGTAGGGGCGGCGAACACAACAACGAAAACAATGTAATCCCCACCACCAGCAATAGACCAAGATCATGAACACATTTAGTGACGACAAACGAATGCGCGACGACGCATACCGAAAGGCATACCGGGCATGGGTGGCGAAGTTGCCACGCAGGCAGCGCCGACGCCTTGAACAACAGGGCCTGCTCGAACCCGCAGTCGACGCCCTCCACACAGGCAAGGGCGAAGACATCTCCGCCATGCCGATCGCCGACATCACCACGCTGCCCCATGCGGGGATAGGTGGCGATGCGGGCGATGGTGGCGACGAAAACGCCTGCCTCGATAGTCAGGATACCGTGGCTGGTGGTGGCGAAGTAACGAATGCCCCGGCGCCGGACTACGACCGCGTCTGGGAGGTGTTGCGGCGGCTCCTTGGCGAACTGCTTTCTACGCCGAACGCCCAGCTCTCGCTGGAGTGCCTGGCGCTCGTCAGTGGCGTCGGCTTCATGGGCGACTCGATGACCGCGATCGCGAAGCGCCACGGCGTGACCCGTGCCGCCGTGTCCAAGCGCTGCATCCAACTGACCGAACAACTCGACATGCTGCCGAGCCGCGCCATGCGCTCGTTGACAGCGCGTGCCACATATCGAACCGCACAAACCAAACACTATGAGCTTCGAGAACGCTTTGACCATCGACAGCGCAACCGTCCGCGCAACTGAAACCGGCCTCTGTTTCGACGGCGACCTATCCTTCGAGGAATGGCGCGACGTGGGGCGCAGGGTGGGCCGCGTGGCACGCACCTCGCTCTTCCTTGTCGGCGATTGGCTCGTTTACGGCGAGTCCCGCTGGAACGGCGGCGAGCGCTTCGAGAAGATGCCCGATGAACAGTCGGCGCGTTACATCGAGGCGATGCAGGAGACCGGCCTTGAGCTACGCACCCTGATGGACGCGGCCTACGTGGCGCGGAGCGTGCCCTACGCCGAGCGCCGCCCGCAGTTAACCTTCGAACACCACAAGGCCGTTGCGAGTCTCAAGAGCGAGGACGAGCGCGGCGAGTGGCTGGAGAAGGCTGACAAGCAGGGCCTCTCGACGCGGCGGCTGCGCAAGTCGATCCAGCTCGGCCACGTGGCGACGAAGACCGAGATGCAGACGCCGGAAGCGGTGCGAGGAATCGACAATCACATCCCCTGGGTGAACGGGCTCTTGCGCTGGTGGAAGAAGTTCGAGGAGTCCGGCTGGGTCGAGAACGCCACCCGCGAGCAGCTGGACGCCGTGCTCGTCGACCTGCGCGAGGTCGAGGCACTGCTGGCGAAGCTGAAGGACGCCCGCGATGACAAGGAGGCGGTGATCGATATCCAGTAGCACACCGTTGCATCCCATCGACTCGTGGCGCCACGAGTCGAGCAGACTTAACTGGAGACGACTCAATATGCAGGGGACTAGAACCCCACGCGCAAACCGCAGATGAATGAGACAATGAACGCCCGGCAATGCAGACAGACTTCCATCATGACGTCAGAGTTGACAGGGAGATAATGGGGTAGGCGAGCGAGGACGAACCCGACGACCGCCGCCCAAGTTGACACGAGGATAGAGGTATACGCCACGGAGCCAGCCACGATGAAGAACGACGCCAAGCACAACAGCAACCTTTCCAACGCCGCCATCATGGTGGCCCCGCTCCTTGGCCGAATCCATTTTGAGTCGCCCGCAGTCGCATCCAATCGACTCGTGGCGCCACGAATCGAGTAGACACTACTGGTTGCAACCAGATGTGAAGGCCGACAATGAAGTATGGCACCACATCCAGTAGCGCCGAGTGGGGGCGAATAGGAAATCTATTGAAGATCAAGGACTTATTTAGGGTCCCTCCGCAGACCGGCTTGTTTGAGAGACATCACGATTTTTCAATTTCCCACATAAATCAGCCCTTCGATCCCACGGAAACCGCTTAACCAGGCGGTTTTCGTGTTTTCAAGAGGTGGGAAATCGGGGTGGGAAATTGCCCACTTACTTCCCACTTGGGCCATGGGAAATTTCCCATCGGGAAAGCGGGAAATCGACGCTCGTTTCCCACCGGTTCCGCGCCCGTTTTTCTTTCATCGACGCCTGATTACCCTAGACGTGATTTGTCGCCGTGTTAGATTGTCTATAGAATCGGAAAGGACTGACAGGCAATGAATAACACATCTTACACAAGCGAAATGAAGGCGCGAATGCAGGCGGGGTTCACGCTCCTGCACGCGCTAGCGGAAACGATACGTTTCCTTGGGGAAGTGCCCTCGGGGGATGTCTACGCAAAGCTGGCCGAAAGGATCACGCTCGGCGACTACGAGCGGGCGATCGCCATCCTGAAACGCTCCGGCCTTGTGACCGAGACGCGCAGCCACCTCCTCCGCTGGAACAAGAGCGCGGAGACGGGAAAGGGGACGGCGCGATGAACAAGCTCTACTGGATCATCTGCGAGGAGGGGGAACGAACTCTCTACGAGGGGCGATACCTTGGGCGCACGCGGGGCGCGGCACTGAAGCACATGAAGGAACAGGTGGGCCGGTCGAATCTGACCGGCCTTGTTTATACGATCACGGAGATCCCCGTGCCGCTCATCCGCGAGATCGTGGCGGAGGTGATGCGCGGCAACGTAAGTGCCTTCCCGCTCTCCGAAACGCGCCCGCCAGCCCCGACGCAGCACCCCGAAACGCCCGCCCGCTACGGGGCGTTCAAGGCCGATACGGTAGTGCTGGAACCGGCGGACGAGGCCGATCCGCCGCCGAGGGGTGCAACCGTCCACCTGCGGACAGACTACGACTGGGCAAAGATCAAGGCGTGCTACATGGACGGGCGCGGCCCGAAGGACGTCGCGGCGATCATGGGAGTGCCGGTGAACACGCTCGCCAAGCGGATCACTCGCGAAGGCTGGGCACGCGAAAGGAGGGCATCATGCGCACGATAGCCAAGCGCAAGGCCACGCGACCAAGGCCGCTCGCATGGAAACCGCGCCAGCCCTCCGATTTGGTCGGCCCGTCGCGGCTCATCGCCGAGAAGCTCATGGCCAAGGCCAAGCGCGGTGGAACGGAGCCGGTGAAGCTCCTTCTCTACGGCCCGCCGGGCGTCGGCAAGAGCACGATCGCGGAGATGCTGGCCCTCGAATTCACGGGCTCGCCATGGAGCATCGAGGATGTGCCCGGCAAGGTTGTGACGGTCGAGACCGTGAAGGACTGGATGCGCGAACTCGCCTACGGGAGTCTCTACTCGGAGTGGTCGGTTAAGATCGTGAACGAACTCGACCGCTGCTCGCGGGATGCGCAGGACCTGCTCCTTGGTTACCTCGACAAGATGCCGCCGGGCCGGGGCTTCATCGGGACGAGTAACCTCGACCTCGGCCAACTCACGGAGCGATTTCAGACCCGTTTCCAGTCGATCAAACTTGAAGCCCCGAACTCGGATGAGATTCGGGGCTTTTTGATGGCCCACTGGAAGGTTCCGGAGGCCGTTGCTGCGATGATCGCCGTTGGTTGCGGCGGGAACGTCCGGGCGGCACTGGCCGACCTCGAAACCCACTTCGACGCCACCTGCCATGACTAGCCATGCCGAGTTCCGGGGCGTGCTGCGAAGCATGATTTCCAAGGCCGACAACTGGCCGCGCAAACCTGACCCGCGCCTCAAGATCGAGACAAAGCCGCACGGATGGCTTCTCCCCGTTCTTCTTGAATGCGAAAGCGCCTGCTGGGGACGCTGGAACCACTGGTTCCGGACGATGGAGGCGGGGCGTGTCCTCGCCGAGCCCATCCCTCAGATCGAGTTCCAGCCGGACGCGGCGGGGCTTGCGCGCAAGATGCACGAGAAGTCTTTGGATGCCATTGCACGCGGAAGCTGGCTCGGTTGGGACAGCTGGCGGATCTTTGACTACTACCTCGACTGGCTCCTCTATGCCTTCGGGAGTCCGCAGCAACCCGAGCCGCCCCGCGAGGTGGAGGACGGAGCGTTCGCGAGGCTCTATCAGGTGTTTTGCCTCGAAGCCATGATCGCATGGCCCGCCGACCTCTTTGGCGACATGCTGGCCGAGAACCGTCACGGACGCGCCAACGGGTTCTTTCCGACGCCGCACAGCCTCGTCGAACTCATGACCAAGCTGACCTTTGGGGGCGGCGACAACCGGCTCCAAACCGTGTATGACTCCTGCACGGGCACGGGGCGAATGCTCCTTCACGCAAGCAACCACAGCTACCGGCTCTACGGTCAGGACATCAATACGACGGTGCTCAAAGCCTGCGCGGTCAACGCCTACTGCTTCGCGCCGTGGATGGTTCGGCCCTTCCCGTTCCTGAAGGATGACACGGTGGAATCCGTGGAGCCGGTGGCGCTGCCCGAGCCAGTCAAGCCGCCGGAACATGCGGCAATTCTGACGCCAACGCGGGCCACGAAAACTGTGCCGAAGCCCCGCAAGAAACCGGAACCGGCGCAGCTGACGCTCTTCGACTTTTGACATCGTTCCGCTGGTCATGAAGAGCGAAAAAAGTGCGAAGGCAAAGGCGTTGGCCGATGGGGTGGAGGTGTGGTGCAGCTTCGACAAGCTTGTGCCCGTGGGCGACCTCCAGCCCAATCCTAGGAACCCGAACACGCACCCGGCGCGGCAGGTCGAGCTGCTGGCGAAGAACATCCGCTACTTCGGCTGGCGGCACCCGATCACAGTTTCGCGCCTCAGCGGCTGCATTGTGGCCGGTCACGGGCGGCTGGAGGCAGCGAAGGCGCTCGGCGTCCAGCTTGTACCGGTGGACTATCAGGACTTCGCGAGCGAGAACGACGAAATGGCCGTGCTCGTCGCTGACAACCGCCTCGCGGAACTGGCGATGACCGACCTCAACACACTCGAATCGGTCATCAAGGACCTCCAGGTGGCTGACTTCGATACGATCCTCACCGGCTTCGAGGACGGCGACCTTGAGAGCCTGCTGGGGAGGGTTGGTGAGGCCGCCGAGGAAGACGGCGAGGCCGAACCTGCCGACGAAGACCTCGGCAAAGGCGACGTGACGATCGCGCTCGGGCTCTACCGCTTCAAGCTGACGCAGGAGGAGTATCTCGCGTGGATTGACCGCGTGAAGCAGACCGTGGGCTTCGACAAGGAGTCCGTTACGAAGGAACTACACCGGAGGCTCGGCATATGATCACGCTCGAACCCATTTCCGCCGTTGAACCGTCGACCTACAATCCTCGCAGTGCCGACGCCGCACGCCTCGACCTCATCGAACTGTCGCTCCGTAAGCTAGGCTTTCTCGCGCCGATCTATGCGGACAGTAACGGCGAAATCCTCTCCGGCCACCAGCGGCACCTTGTGGCGTCGCGCATGGGTGCAGCGGAGATTCCGGTCTTCCGCACGAAGGCGATGGACCTCGCCCAGCGCAAGGCCCTCAACATCGTCTTCAACCGCGCGACGAACGACTTTGATTGGAACAGCACGCCGGAGAAGGCGACTCGTGAACTCGCCGCTCTCGACGTGCAACAGCTCGCCGCCGCGATTCCCGACAAGGCAGCCGGCTCGCCGGAGTTCTACCGCTGCGTGCGTCCAAACATGGTGCCCGTCCGCGACCTTTGCCACGCCAACGCTGGCCGCTGGCTCCAATATGCGCGGAACCTCGCCCGCACGCTGCACCGCCACGGCATCCTGATGCCCATCATCTGCCGCCGCGACGGCACGGTGGTGAACGGCATTGGTCGCCTCGAAATGCTCGCCGAAAAGAAGGCGGAAACCGCGCCCGTCGTGTATGTGACGGACGAGGAAGCGGCGTTTGCAGAGGCGATGATGAACCTCCTCTCGATGGATTTCGACGTGCATTCCCGCTACGCCGATCTTCTGCGCTACAACTCCTTCCGGCGCGCCCGGCGTGTTCGCGAGGAGCTTGGCAACGGCTTTATCTTCGCCGTGCATGGGGCGAAGCCCTGCCACACATTCGACATCTTTGACGCCAAGCAGAAGGCCCTCTGGACCCGCGAGCACGGGACGACCATCCTCGACTTTGGCGCTGGGCACCTGACGGAAACCGCGATGCTCCGCAGGGCGGGCTTCGCCGTCACCCCCTTTGAGCCCTACCATATCAGCCGCGCCGAGATTGACCAGACTCAGAGCCTCGAAATCTGCCGCGAGTTCTTGAAAGCGGTGGCGGACGGCACGCAGTGGACCTCGATCTTCCTCGCGAGCGTGCTCAACTCCGTGCCCTTCGCGACCGACCGCGAGCATATCGCCGTCATCCTTGCCTCGCTTTGCCGTCCGGAAACCCGCGTCTATGCCTGCGCCTCCAGCGTCAGCGAAACCGGCTGGCGCCAGGTGAACGGCAAGGCGTTCCTCAACAAGTCGAACTCCGGCAACATCGCTTTCCGCCTCGACTACGAAACGGGCATCCGAATTGGCGACTTCCAAGAAAAGCCAAAAGTTCAGAAATACCACACGGAAAAAGAGTTCCGTCAGCTATGGACTCCATTCTTCCGCTCGGTTAGGGTGGAGGAGTTGAGTAACAACGTCACCGCCATCTGCTCGCATGCCCTGCGGTTCGACCCGGAACGGCTCCGCGCCGCGCTGGAGTTCGAGTTTGACCTGCCTTATCCCGATGGCTCGCGCATGGGACTCGTGGCCGAGGCGATGGCGGCGTTCGGCAAGAGGCTGGGGGTGTCGCTGTGATCTATCTTCTCGATCTCAACTACACTCTCGTCGGGAACTCCCCCAAGCGCGGCGAGCCGCCCCTACGCCCCTTCATTCGCCAACTGGAGCAGGAGACGTATCGCGGCTGGCTCGTGGACCTGCTCCGCCCGCATCAGGTGATCCTCATCACGGCCCGCCCCAAGCGTTACCGCGAGGCGACCTTGGAGCGCATCAAAGCGCAGACCGATTGGCAACCAATGGACGCCTACTTCGCAGAGATCGAAGCAAGACCTCCGCAGATCAAAGAGCACCTCTTGAACGCCCACATCTTCCCGAAATACGGGCGCGAAGGCTACTTCGGGCTGGAAAGCAATCCGCACACAAGGGCGATGTATGCCCGCTACGGAATCAACGCCGTGCGCGTGTCTGATCAGGAAATGATGTGGCTGCCGGGCTAGGCATGAGGTTCGTCCTCTTTCGAGAGTGCTTCCCGCTTGAACGCTTCGTATCCTTCTTCGTAGTCAGCCGCAAATTCGGGATCGTTGAGTTTACGCTTCATGACGTAACGAGTTAAGTCGTCCGTAGAAGTCTTAGCATTGCCGAATTTGGACTGCATCTTTGAGCGTATGCCTTCGTCCATATCTTCGACGGAAACGGGTTTTATGCCTGGCTTGACGAGCCGTTTTGCACATCCGGCTGAGCTTCCGTAGTCCTTCTTGTTTCCGGCGGATTTGTCCTCTGGCGTCGTCATGCGGTTATCTGATCTGAAGAAAGAGTATTGGTTTCTGAGCAAAAGGCCATGCGTTTGACACGCCGCGCCTTGCATGGACGCAATTCAGGTGGACGGCGGGATCACGAGCGAGGCTAGCAACTGGGTGTTTGATGAGCACGTGGCGCCGCACTTTGACGAGCATGTGCGTAAGAGCGTCCCGGAATACGATCGGGTGCAGGAGTTGGCTGCGACATTCTCGGACTGGTTTACGCACACAGGCTCCACCGTCCTCGACTTCGGAGCTTCGACCGGAGAAACCATCCGCCGCATCCGGGACCGCCATACAAAGACGCTCGACCTCATCGGCTTCGACAACTCGCAGGCCATGATCGAGCAGGCGGCGAAGAAGGGTGTGGACGTACGTTTTCAGGACTTGGAACGCCTGACGAAGATCCCAGCCTTCAGCTACGGTATCGCGCTCTACGCCCTCCAGTTTCTTCGCCCGCAGGCCCGCCAGCGGCTCGTGTATTCGATCGCGGAAGCCATCGAGCCGGGCGGCGGCTTCTTTGTCGTGGAAAAAGTGCTCGGCAGCTACCCGACGACGCAGGACATAATCCAGCAGCTCTACTGGGACATGAAAATCCGCAACGGCCTGACGCCTGCGCAGGTGCTGAACAAGGCACACGCGCTTCGCGGCTGCATGTATCCGAAGACGATTGACGAGAACGAGGCCGAGTTCCGCGCCGCCGGATTCTCGCAGGTGGAACTGGTCTTCAAGGACCTGCAATTCTGCGGCTGGCTGCTCATCCGTTAATCCCCTCTCAAAAGAAATCAAAGACATGAATTCTTTTGAGAGGGGACTCGAACCCCCAACCTTCCGTTTAGTAGACGGTCGCTCTATCCAATTGAGCTACTCAGCGGCCTTTCATTATGGATAATGAGCGCAGATTGTCAAGAGAAAACGGTGGTTTTGACGAAAACGCGGCGCGGAAGGTTCTCAGCAAAGATTTTGAGAACGTAGTCCGAAAAGTGGCGGCAGGCAGGCCACTCACCGCCGCCGAGCGCGCTCGCATCGAAGCACGCGCCGCCGGTAGCAGCGACTCCACGGCTTATGCCGACAATCAGGTGGAACTGGCCGCGCTCCTTGGAATCACGCGGCGGACGCTCACCACCTGGCGCAAGATGACCGGTGCGCCGAAGCCCCTTGCAAACGGCCAGTACGACGTTGCCGCGTGGCGGGAGTTTGTGCGCTCCAAGGGGTTGAAAGGTGGTGGCGAGCCTGTGGGCAATCAGGAGGCGCTCAAGGCGCGCAAGCTTCTTGCGGAGATCGAGGAAAAGGAGCTGCGCCTCGCCATTCGTCGCGGGGATTATCTGAGTAAGGAAGCGGTGCGCCGTTCGATCCTTGAGGGGCTCGGGCGTATGTTTTCCATCCTGCACAAGCGGCTTGAGGACGAACTGCCGCCGATCTCTTGCGGCAAGGACGCGATCGGCATCCGTGAGGACAACGCCAAGGCGCTTGATGAGGCGCGCAAGGAAGCCTTCGAATACTTCACCGGACTGACGCATGAATAAGGACATCGCCAGCATGTTTGCCGAGGCCGTCCGGCCCGCAGACCGCCGTGCCCCCTGGGCTTGGGCGGAGGACAACATCGCCTCGATCCCATACTCGCCGATGCCGGGCCGCTTCCGCAGCGAACACTCCCCGTGGGTGCGCGAGCCGCTGGAAGCCGTCGTGGACACAAAGGTGCGCATTGTGAGCATCATCGCGGCGGTGCAGGCGGGCAAAACCACGGTTTCGGAGCTGGCGCTCTGCTACATCGTGCCGAACCTGCCCGGCCCCACGCTGTGGCTGAGCGCAACCGATGACGATGCAAAGGACCAGTCGGAAGCCCGGCTTCAGAAGCTCTTCGATGAGTGCGAACCCGTCCGAAAACTCTTCCCAAAGGATCGCCACAAGAAGCGCAATCACACGATCCACTTCGCCAACGGAATGCCCCTGTGGATCCTCGGAGCCTTCAACAAGACGAACCTCCAGCGCCGTTCCATCCGCTGGGTGTTTGCCGATGAAACGTGGCAATACCCCGCTGGCCACATGGCCGAGGCAGAAGCGCGTGTTACGGCGTTCGGCTGGCTCGGCAAATGCGTGTTCATGAGTCAGGGCGGCGAGGAAAACGACGACACGCACCGCAAGTTCGAGACGACGGACATGCGCGAGTGGACCTTCGCCTGCCCGGAGTGCGGCAAGCGTCAGCCCTTCGACTGGGACAACGTCGAGTGGAGCAAGGACGCCCGCGACTCCATCGGCAACTGGGACTTCGCCGCCGTGCGCGAGACGGCGTCGCTCCGCTGCACAGAATGCAACCACTATTTCCCAGATACGGACGCCATGCGCCGCATCCTGAACGCCAGCGGCCAGTTCGTCCGCACAAACCCGAATGCCGCACCGGAGAACGTCGGCTTCCACTGGAACGCTCTCTGCGCGATGTCGTGGGGCAGTCTCGCGGAACTCTACCTGCGGGCCAAGGCCGCGATGCGGCAGGGTGACACCTCGCTCCTCCAGCAGTTTTATCAGAAGCGGTTGGCGCTCCCGTGGCGCGAATATGTCGAGGACTACAAGATGGAGATCGCGACCTGCGGCTACCGCAAGGGCGAGATATGGGCAGGCGAGGGCGGGATCAATCGCCTTGGCCGTGTCATCGCGCCACCCTTCGCGGAAACGCCGATCCCGCTCCGCATCCTCACGGTGGACTGCCAGATGGACCACTTCTACGCGCTTGTGCGCAGTTGGGCGGCGGACGGCTCTTCGCGCCTTGTCTGGAACGAGCGCCTGCTCACCTTCGAAGACGTGGAGGCGCTTCAATCACGGTTTAATATCCACCCGAACCTCGTGTTCGTGGACGCGGGCCATGCGACTTATGACGTGTATCGGCAGTGCGCCCGGATGGGCTGGGTTGCGCTCCTCGGCGACCGCCGCGCTACCTTCCCGCATCACACGAAGGCGCAGGGCGTCGTCCAGCGATTCTACTCACCGCGCCGCAAGGTGGTGCTGACGAATGACCGGCACTGCTACGTGCATTATTGGTCGAACCTCAACATCAAGGACACGCTCGCCCGACTGCGCCGCAACCAGAACCCGGCCAACGGCCCGACGTGGGAAGTGCCGGACGACATCGACGAGGACTACCTCTCGCAGATGGAGAGCGAACAGCGCGTGAAGGAGCACGATACGTGGTTTTGGAAGCAGATCGGCAAGCGTCCGAACCACTACTGGGACTGCGAATCGATGCAGGCCGCCGCCGCGACCATGCTCAAGATCGTGGGCCGGGAGAGCGTTGACAAGTGCTCCGCTACCGATGGCGACGATTGATTACTCGGTGGGCTTCAGCGTGACGGAAATCGAGGACATCCTTGCCGTCCACAAGCAGGAGCTGAAGAAGACGCTGACGGCGTACGCGAACGATGGCTCCAGCTACACCAAGCGTCACATTGACGAGATTCACACCGTCATCAAAGCCTGTCAGGACGCCCTCGTGAAGCTCGCGCCGGAGAAGTATCGTCGGCAGGGCAGGACGGTCGGCGTTTCGCACGTTGACAGCCGCTTTCGCATGTGAAGCTTCTGAAACACATCTCGTGTATCTTCAGGCATTATGGATCATTGAGCGCGAATCTGATGCTTTAGCTTTGAGTTCCGTTTGTTGGTTTTTCTGCAATATTTGCATAGTATGATTGTCTGAGCCATTCCAATGCTCCGGGGACGCCATAAGTCCATTCGTAGCCAAATTGGCGAGCATAATAGTATCCTTCAAACTCGCTGCCAGAAGTGATGCCAAAAGGAGAGTTGTTTTCTGGGATAGGAAGATCTTTTTCTACGATATATTTTACAACTTTGGGGTAATGGATTAGGCAGCCATTCAGTTTTACGCTTGCTTCATCCTTTCGGTTCAGTGCAAAGAGTGCAAGCGGGTGTAGGTATTCCATTGCCGAGAATGTATCGTTGAATCGAGAATCTTCGAAGAGATTTATGGCATGGAGATAGCGTTTTTCCGATATATAATACTCAACCAGTGAGAGCCTGGCTCCCATTCGATCGCTCGGGTCCAAAGCAAGGCACTCTTCACCAGTCGTGATGGCCTTGTCTTGGCAGAACATATCCCACTGAAGCAACATTAGATGATGAAGGGCCCGCAAGAATGGTCTGTTTTGAACCCATCCTGTGTCTAAAGTGTCTTTGCCTAATTCAAAATTGATAGGGAATGCCTTTTTCCCAGTCGAAACCGCTACCTCTACTAGCATTAGCGCTTCAAGTAATTTTCCTTCACCTGCTTTGCATATTGAGTAATGATGTAAGATATCGATGTGGTAAGGAAATGTCTTGAGAAGGTTTCTAAATCCTTTTGAAAATACTTTCCTGTCGCTGGTGCTTTCGCGAATCTTGTCGAACTCAAGCGTGAGTTCTCCGATATAATCGGACTCAACAAAACGCCAATCATGGTTGCCCATTTGTTGAAGACTATACGGGGGAGTTAGTAGTCGCATGATATTGGATGTGTGATGGTTGAATCGCGCTATCGACTGCTTGTATGCCGGATTTCTACAAGGGGCGAGCAAACTTTGTGAAGATGACGCACCACACGGGACTCGCTTATGTTGACAGCCGCTTCCCGCTGTGAAGCTCCTGCACCACCTCTCGCGCATCTTTGGGTATTCCGGCTACGAGTCGGCGAACAGTTCGCCGCGACGCGGGACAGTGCCTGGTGCGGCCCCGACGGACACGAAGAAGGAACTCACTAGCCATGCGCGGCGGGAGCTTGTCCGCCGCTCGCGTTACCTCAACAAGAACTCCGGTTTCTCGCGCGAGATGGTGGCGGACATGGCGATTTACTCGACAGGCGACGGCATCCGTCCGCAGCCGCAGAGTGACGACGCCGATTGGAACAAGGCCGCCGAAGCCTACTTCGCCCGCTGGTCGGCACGGGCGGAGATCACGCGCCGTTTCAGCTTCGAGGAATGCCAGCACCTCGTTTGCCGGGGTCTCGATGTGGACGGCGAATACTTTTGCCTCAAGGTGCGGGACAACCTCGGAATTCCGCGCCTGCAACTTGTCGAATCACACCGCATCGGCGACACGTTCGGCTCGGCGGAAACGGTGGATGGCATCAAGCTCGACGCCTTTGGCGCACCGCTCGCGTATCGCCTGATTTTGGACGACAACGCAACCCGCGACGTGCCCGCGAACGCCGTCATGCACATCTTCGAACCGGAGTCGGCAAGCGGGGTGCGCCAGCCGCCGACGCTCCAGCATTCGATTAACCACATCTTGGACGAGATGGAGATGCTGGCGCTCGAAAAGCACGCCGTGAAGGATAACGCGGACATTGCCCGCATCTTGAAGCGAGAAAACGGCGCGCTCGACGAGTCGGGCGATTTCAGCGTGGAGACCGGCGAGCAGCCGAACGCGGCGAGCGACGCGGCGCTGCTCCAGCGGATCGTCGGCGGCAAGCTCGTGGCGCTCAAGCCCGGCGAATCGCTCGACAGCTTCCAGTCCAACAGGCCGAGTCCGGTTTTCACGGGGTTCTTGGAGCATCTGAAGCGCGATTCTGCCGCCGGGATGCTGCCGTATGAGTTCGTGCTCGACGCCTCGAAGATCGGCGGCGCGGGCGTGCGGCTCATCGTGGCGAAGGCCGACCGTCGTTTCAGCTATCGGCAGATGATCCTGATCCAGCGCCTTCTGCAACCGACGTGGGGCTATGTCATCGGCGACGCGATCGACCGTGGCGAACTGGCTCCGGTCAAAGGTTGGAACAAGGTCGGCTGGGTCTGCCCAAGGCGCGTGACGGTGGACGCGGGTCGGGAAGATGAATCCCATCGTAAAAATGTAGAAATGGGGTTGCTCTCGTTCTCGGATCACTTTTCGGAACTCGGCATGAACTTCTCCGAAGAGATCGAGCGGCGTGCACAGGACGCGAAGGCGATTCTGGAGACGGCGGCGAGGTATGGCGTGCCGGTGGAGATGCTCTATCGCCCAAGCGGCACGCAGAGCGTTGCAACACCCAACGCTCCCGTTGACAAGCCGGAAAAGGTGTGAGCTTTGCTGACGCCATTCTTCGCCACGAACCGTTGCTTGTTGAACCGCGCCTTCTGGCCGCGTTTGTGGAACGCTGCTCGGGGTTCACGGACGCGTTGAAGGAACTCCTTGGCGAGCCGCCTCAAGCCCGTGTAGAAAACGGCGTCGGCATCCTGCCCATTTGCGGCCCGATCGGGTCGAACCTGTCGCCCATCGAGAAGATGCTTGGCGGCTGCGATGTGGCGGACCTCTCGGCCTCGCTCGATGCCTTCGCCGCCGATCCATCGGTGCGGACGCTGCTCCTCGACGTGGACTCGCCCGGCGGCACCGTGACCGGCGTCCCAGAACTTGCCGAGCAGATCGCGACGTTCCCGAAGCCGAGTGTTGCCTTCACGTCGGGCGAGGCGTGTTCCGCCGCCTATTGGCTGGCCTCGCAGGCCGACGACTTTCTTTCGACGCCGAGCGCGTCTGTCGGCAGCGTGGGCGTGTATCTGGCCCTTCTCGACAGTTCCGCCGCACTGGCCCGCTCCGGCCTCTTTGTCGACGTCATCAAGGCAGGAACCTACAAGGCGGCGGGCTTCCCCGGCACGAGCCTGACTGACGAGCAGCGCGCACTTCTACAAGAGCGAGTGGACACGGTTCACGGGATGTTCATGGGCGCCGTCACTGGCAAACGCCGCCGCGTCGGCCCGGAGTCTATGCAGGGCCAGTCCTTCTACGGCACGCAGGCAGCAGAGCGCGGGCTTGTAACCGGTATTGTGCCGAGTCGCACTGCCATGCTCTCCCGGTTGACAACAATGCATGGGGCATAGCCATGACACTCGAAGAAAAACTTTCCGCCACCGAGGCGAAGCTGGCCGAGGCCGAAACCACTTTGACGAGCGAACGCGCCGCTGTGGAGGCTCTCCGCCAGCAGCTTGCCTCCGCCGAAACTGCGAAGGCGGAGGAATCCGCCCACAATGCCGACCTTCAGACGCAGCTCAAGGCCGCTCGCAAGGAGTCTGCGGACCTCGCTGCTCGTGTGGCAGAGCTTACTGCCGCATCCAAGACCGCCGAGGCGAAGGCCGCCGAAATCTGCGCCTCGGTCGGCGTGACGCCTCTTCCCGTCACCGCGCAGGGCGATGCCGCCACAGCCACTTCGACGAACCTCGTCGAAGAGCTGCGCAAGCAGGAGACACCCGCCGCGCAGACCGCCTTCTGGCGCAAAAACAAGTCCAAGATCATCAACCGTTAAGCGCACGGCACTCCGTGCCTGCCCCCGACGTAAACCGACTGCAACTTTCCACTTATGGCCAACACGCTCACCAACCTTCAGGACATTCGCATTTCGCAGGCTTTTCTCGAAGCCTTTCGCGCCGCTCTCCAGCCGCTCCGCGCCTTCTCGACCGACTTTTCCGCCGAGTTTCTTGAACGCGGCAAGACGGTTACAGTGCCGGTCGTCGGCAACGCCCTGCCAACGAGTTCCGACTTCGAAGGCAGCTACAGCAAGAACGCCGACCGCACCGTGAATACGCTCGCCGTGACCTGCGACCGCCACAAGGTGCGCTCCTTCCACCTGACCGACAAGGAGTCCGCCGAGTCGAGCTTCATCAAGCTGGAACGCCTCGCGGGTTCCGAGGCCAAGCAGCTTGCTCAGGATGTGCTTCAGGACATTTTCTCCGTCGTCACGGCGGCGAATTACGGCGAGGCGGCGATCCCCGCCGTGGCTGCGACGGACTTCGATTCGACGCACGTTCTCGGTATTCGCGGCGCGTGCGCGAGGGCCAAGATGCCGACGACTGAGCGCAGCCTGATCCTCGACGACGCCTACTACACGGCGCTCCTCGGCGACGAGCGCGTGAGCCATAGCTACCTCGCGCAGATGAGCCAGCCCTCGCTCATGGAGGCCCACGTTCCGCGCATCTACGGCTTCGACATTTTCGACACGATCGTGCTGCCGGAAAACGGCGAAAAGCTCGTCGGTTTCGCGGCCCATCCTGCGGGCCTAGCGGTGGCGATGCGATACCTAGCGCCGCTGCGGCCAGAGTCCTACTTGGAGTCCGGCCCGGTGTCCGATCCCGAAACGGGCATCACTTTCGGCTACCGCCGCTTCTACGACAACGACAGCGGCAAGGAGATCGTCGCCTTCGAATGCCTCTACGGCTTCAAGCCCGCGATCGCGGCGGGCATCAAGCGCCTCGTCGCGCCGGGGCAGGCCGAGTAACTTTCCTGCTGCGTGGCATAACTCCGAGGCTCCGTCCTTCGCGGCGGGGCCTCGTTCGTTGACAAGCCCTCACCACTATGAACCATCACGAACAGGACAGTGCCGAAGGCTTTGCTGAATTGCTCGACGCGGCGGGCGTGTTGCTGACGCTCGATGGCGTTCCGATCAGGGCACTGCTCAGGGCAACGCCGCCGGATCTGAACCGTTACGACCTGTCCGTCGGCGACGACAATTCGGTGCAGGTTCGCGTCCTTGCGTCGGCCTTCTCCGGTGGCCTGCCCGTTGCCGGAAGTTCCTTCGAGGACGAAGCCGGGACGACCTACCGCATCCGGCGCACCGCCCGCTCGCCGAGCCGCGTCCTCATCACTTTTGACTGCGAACTCTGCCAGCCATGACAACCGAAGAACGACTTGCCCAGATTGAACATCGCCTGACGACCCTCGAAGTCACCCTCTGGGGGCAGCATGGCGAGAACGGGCTGCGCTCGGACATCCGCGAGATGAAGCGCAAGATGGACATGATCCTGCGCTGGGTTTGGGTGACTTCTGCGCTGCCGCCGCTGACCGTCGGGCTCATCGCGATCCTGAAGTTCCTCGGGAAACTGTAGATGGAAACCGCCGTCGATACCCGGGAGCTGCGGGCCTTCAACAAGGCGCTTGCGCAATACCTGCGCTGGAACAAGCGCGAGCAAGGGCCGCTCATCGAGGCGCGGGCGGCTAGGCTGCGTTTTGCGATCTACCGGGGCTTTCGCGCGATTGCGCCGACTGCGGAGCGCATCGAGCAGGAGGCCGCCGCGCTCGGCTACAGGATCAAACGGGGTCTGAATCGCGATGGCACAAGGCGCACAGTGGGAGAGGAGCTTGCCGCGCGTCGCAAGTCGATCCGCTTTCTCTCGGTCTCGTGGCTTTTCCGCGCTTGGAAGCGAAGTAGGGAAGGCCAGAACACGCAGGCCGCCGCCGTGTCCCGAGCAAAGGAACGCATCGGTCAGGCCATCGTCCGCACGGCGAAAGGGCAGAGTCATCCCTCGGTTTTGCTGGAGAGTTTTCTCGAAGGCGTGCAAGTGCAGAACAGTCAGCGCGGAATCGTGGAAGACGCCCTGCGCGGCGAAGTGGCGGACATGAAGTCGTACGTGCGGCGCAAGCAGCTGGAGAAGTTGTCCTTGATGCTCACGAATCGGTAGTCATACTCTGGAATATGGCTTTGGATTCAGAGGCGCGCAAAAGGTTGAACGAGATGTGGCATCGTTATAATCTTCCTTCGAGCCCAACTTGTGGGGCGTTGGGGGAGTGTAAGCAATTCTTGGTTGAAATGGATAGAATCGTTTCCTCTGATGCGAAATTGTCTGTGGATAATGATGGTCCCAAATGGGTTCCAGAAAGTGACGAAGATTTTGCGGAGTATTTCGCTGAGAAAGATGCTTGCCGTGCTGTCCATGATTACGTGCTGACTCCCTTGACAATGTATTCCGCCGTGTTGTTGATCTATTCTGTTTTCGAACATGAATTGATCCGGGTGGCTGAAAAGATCGGTGGACAGGGCGCAATGGGTAAACCAAGCGGCTCTATTTTGAAACCAGCGGTGGAGTGTTTTTTGAGGGACGCGAAGATTGATATCAAGCAGCTTGTTTTATGGGATTACATTCCAAGGATAGAATCTATTAGGCATTGCATCGTGCATTGCTATGGAAATCCATCGTATCTGAATACAAACTCAAAGAAGAGGTTTGACGAGGCTGTTAAAGCATTGTCGCCTATGGTCGTTATCCGGTATGAAGATAAAGTTGAGATAGATGCTCAGGCATGTAGAGCGTTTCTTTTCATTATTGCTCGTTGGTATAGAGATCTGTTTGAGCATCTGAATTGGGAAATTGATGAACAACGGTGGGATCAGCTTGTGGTTGACTTGATTCCGAGCGCATGAAGCTCTCCGCCGTTCTGCCGTCCGTTGCCAGCCTGATTGTCGACGAACCCTTGCTCTCCACGATCCCGCTCATCACGGCGGCGGATGCGGAGCACAACGCGAAGCTCCAGAGAGCGATCAACGAGACCGGTCTCTGCATCGTGGCGACCGTGGCCGCCGGACGGCTCAAAGACGCCAAGACGCCCCTTGTTCACATCGAAAGCACCGTGACGCTCTCGGTTGTCGAGAACCTTGCCCGGAACCAGTCGGGCATCACGGCGCTGGCAGTAGTCGAGCGGCTCCTTGAAACGCTGCACCGGGCGCAAGAAGGGCACGCGCGTTCATGGCTGCGGGTTGACAACGACGCCTTCGAGACCGGCCCCATCGACGGTGGCCTCGTCGTTTACTTCGTCAACCTCACCGCAACCAGCATCAACGGATGAACACGCGCCCCATTGTCGTCGGCAGCCACGCTTTTCTCTACCCGGAGGGCAAGGCTTTCAGCTCGCCCGCAGCGGGCGTTTGTGGCCGTGCCGCGAAGCCCGGCGCCGCCGATACGGGCTGGATCGACCCCGGCATCGTGGACAGCCTGAAGGTGGCGAAGTCGTCCGACAAGCGGGAGATTTTCGCGCCGACGCCGGGCCAGCGCCGCCTTTACGACGTGATCGAGGTGAACCGCGACCTAAAGTTCACGCTGGCGCTCAAGGAGGCCGGGCCGCTGATGTTTGAGCACCTTTTCGGCACGCTGCCACTCGATGCGGCGAGCGGCCAATACAACCCGCTCGAAGGGGCGACCAAACGCGGCTGGGTGAAGATCCAGCAGTATGACCACACGGACGCCATCGTGAACACGGTGGACGTGTTTTGCTTCATGGAGATCGACGGCGAGGTAGAGTTCGGCGAGGAGGCGGTGAGCTACGACCTCGTCTGCCGCGTGCTCCACTCGCCGCTCAACACTGGCTCAATCATCCCCTCGACGGCAGGATAACCCGTGAGCGACGACGCGGAAATCCCTCTTTTTACGGACGCGGCGCCGGTGGCGATTGCGCTTGGCGGCTCGTCCACGAACGACGCGCCGGAGCTGCGCCCGATTGCTGCCGTGGACTTCACAAACGACGACGCGGAAGCCCTTGAACCTCGGCGTTCGATTTAGCCCATGTTCCTAACCGAAGGCCAAACGCCCGATCCGCCTCAGGTGATCCCGCTGCCCGGCTCGCGGGGCTACAGGGACGTGTCGCCGCACCCGGATTTGTTCGAGGACTTTGCGGACGTGTATCCAGAACTGCTCACGCTCGGCAGCCTTTGGGGCACGGGTCCGACCGAGCCGACGTATCCCGATGATGACGACGACGATCCGCCGGTCGTGAACCCGCCCGAAACCCGCGACTGGGGTGACGGCAGCTTTGACGAGACGCTCACGCTCGGAGCCGGGCTCACGGCAACGGAGACGAGCACGGCGGTCTACGTCGAGGCGCTGGCCGATTCGCCCGACGCCTTTGCCATCGGCGTTGCGCTCTCCGCGACCGAGACGACGACGATGATCTCCCTTGCGCTGCCGACGGACGGCATGACTTTCGGTGCGGCGCTTGGCGTTACAGAGACGGACACGGGCCGCTACCTCGCGCCGGAGTGCGACCCGGTTGACATCGGCCTGTCGCTCGAAGTGAGCGAGACCGAAACGACGACGACCGCCGACTCTTCCGAGGCCCTCGCCCTCGGCATCGCGCTCACCCTCACCGAAACCTCGACCGTCCTATGAACATCCCGCTTGGCATTTCCGGCATCTATGACCTCGCGCTTCGCAACGCCCGCACGGGTTTAGTTACGGAGCTTGGCCGTGTCAGGAACCTCATCACGGATGCAGGCTTCGACGCTCCGGCGCGCTACGCATTCGCCAAGTGCTTCGAGGTCATCGCAGTCGGCACGGGACGCACGGCGGCGAAGGCGACGGATACGAAGCTGGAGGCGTTTGTCGCCAAGAGCACCACGTACGCGACAGGCGGCAGCACGATCAACGGTGTGAACTTTCCGAACGCCGCGACGAACGACTACACGGTGCGCGAACTCTTCCGCACCTTCCTTGCCTACCAGAATCGGAGCGGCGCGGCGGTGGCGATCGGTGAACTCGGCGTCTCGTGGGAGAACGTGGATAACCCGACGCTCTTCAGCCGCATCGTGCTGACGGACGCGGTCAGCGTGCCCGATGGCTTCGATTTGCTTGTCCGCTACACGCTGCGCTTCCAGCTCCCGAAGGACATCTTCCGCACATGGAAGGCGACGACGTTGGCCATCGGATCGACGCAGGTGCCCGGCAAGCTGACGATGGCGGCGTATTACTACAAGACCGATTCGTCTGCGTATTTCGGCCTCTCCTGCATCAATGCCGACGGCACGAGCGCGAACGTCCTCACGGGCACAGGCACGGACGCGGGTAGGGCGCACCCATTTTTCGGCCTGCTGGAGCCATCCTCCATCGGCAGCGGTATTGCGGGCGCGATCGACAGTAACACGAGCGACGACGCCACGTATTGCCTTGGCGTCGGCAACGCGCTTGGCGGCGTGCTGGTGGACTATGTCGCAGGCAGCGGCGTTGTTATTAAGAGGTTCACTTTCCCGGCGTCCAAACTGCCGGGACGCACGGATTTGCGCACTATAGCTGTCGGTATGACAGGTGGTAGCAGTTCCAATCTTTCCAGCGGCAACAATGCCTACGCGCACCAGATTCGCTTTCAATCTGACGCTGTCTTCACGAAGGCGGCGACGGTGCAGTGGGACATCGACCTGACGCTCACCTGGGCGCGGGCGTAATTTTGGGGCAACGCAACTCGAACTATTCGAAAATGTCGAACACATGGACAAGACAACTTTGATCGCCCTCGGCGGGCAGGAACTGGACGTGACGCACTTGGACGGCACTACGGAGCGCGTGCTCGTGCGCCTCCTCAAGATCGCGGAACTGCCGCGCTACTTTGAACTTGTGGAGAACGAAGGGCCGCTCGCGGCGTTTGTCTGCGGGAAGCCTGACGACTGGCCGGACGCGCTGACGGCGGAGAGCCTGCTCGACATCTGCGAGGCGGCGCACGACCTCAATTTTCAGAATGCCCGCCGATGGGCCGAGCGGCGGGCGCGTCAGACGGAGGCGCTCCTGCCCGTCGCCGAAACGGGACTGCGCGTGAAGCAGGCCTTGGGGAGTGCCTCGCAGACTGCGGCCTCATCCTCGGAAAAACGCCCGCCGAGATTGCCCAAAGTGTAAGCCTGCCGGAGCTGTTTCTCGTCCTCCGCCGCAACGACCGCAAGGAGGCCGACAGGTTGCTAGTTCAGATGGACGTGGCGTTTCTATCAGCCGCCGCGCCGTGGTCAGCAAAGGCCGGGAGGATGCTGGAGAGGTGGCGGGCGGGTTTCCTCAATTCGGACAAGAATATCACTTTTTCGCGGTAAGCGTATTTTCACCAGACGCGTACTGTTTGCTTAAGGAATTCAGTGTCTGATTCCGTTCTTGTATAGCTATTCGGGCGTCATCCCAATTGAGACATAAATCAACATGATCAGGAAGAGTTCCGTTTGGGGCTTTGCGACAGGCGGACAACCCTAATGTATTTCCATTGTTATGTGACGCATACTTAACGGTTGCTTCATCCATGAGTCTTCGACTCCCAGAGACTTCATCCGTTATTAGTTTTCGAATACTATCTTGTATTCTACTTGTGCATTCCATGTATGTTCGTATATATGGCTTGATGGGTATCTTGTCTGGCATCTTTGCAATTAAAGCCTTAAAATCTTTAGGCCTTTTCACGTCAGATGAATCCGTTATTTTACTTTTGCTTATATACGGATCAATAGTAGTTATTATCCATCGTGCACCATTTTTTTCTTCTGCTTTTTGGCATGTCTGAAATGAATCTGGTGTTAAATTTGCATGCTGGGCTACATTTCTTAAGTAATATATTGTCTGATATTCTAAAGAAGTTAATTCTTCTTTTTCGAAAATGGTATCAACGCTCTCTTTCGCAGATGCGTCTTTGATGCGCTTTACATGTTTTTTGACTTGGTCCTGGTATTGCCTAGATAGACTTAGTATTGTCACGAGCCTTCTCATCATAAGCGTTTGAGTGTATACAGAATCTATGTAGCTATTGTTGCTGTAGACTGTGTATCTAATAGCTTCAGATAGCATGGTGCTTTCCCATTCTATGTATGACGTTACCAGCGCATCATATAAAATTTCAATTTGCAGGGCGGAACTTAAACATGATTTGGCTGCTTTATAGTGCTGATAATCTTCCTTTGTGATAGGCAGCTCAGGAAACCTACCCATCACATATACTCGTAGTATGTAAGTGTCCATAATGATAATTGACGTGGAATAGCATGTCGGTTGTGTTCATATTGTGCAAGCCAGTTGACACTCTCCGCCCACGATGGCGGATGCCCGTGTCAGTGTTTTGATTGATCTGCGCTCGAAGCTCGCGGGCTTGGAGGCGGCGGCGCAGGGATTTGCTGGGCTCATCAAGCTGGCCGCCGGGTTCGCCACGGCGTATCTCAGCGTGCGCTCGGTCGTCGCCGGTGCGCGGGATATCATCGACCTTGGCGCTGAACTGGAGCACCTCAAGGCACGCACAGGCGAGTCCGCGTCGCGGATGCTCGTTTTCCGGCAGGCACTGGCCGACATCGGCGTGGACGCGAAGAAGGGCGAACAGGCGCTCGACTCTCTCACTCAGAAGGTCCGCAACGCGATCGGCAAGACCGGTGCACAGGCGAACCTCCTTTCCCAGCTCGGCCTCGACCCCGAGAAGCTGAACGCGATGGGCAAGCTCGACCGCTTCGAAGCCGTGGCCGAGGCCCTGCGCAACACGAGCGACGAGAGCCTCCGCACGCAGGCGGCGATGGAGCTTCTCGACGGCTCGGCGGGCGAACTCTTTGCCCTCATTGACAACCCCGATGCAATGGCTGACGCCGCTCGCTCGATCGGCCACATGGGCGAAGTCATGGACCGAAACAGCGCGGCGTTCGAGCGCGCCGGGACGCTGTTTGACCGTCTGAAGAACAAGGGCCGCCAGCTGTTTGCGGGCATCGGCGACATTCTGATCGACGACCTGCTCGGGCCCCTCGAAGAGGCGAATTCCTTCGACTTCACCTCGCTCGGCCAGCACATCGGTGCGTTCGTGCAGGTGGGCATCAACGCGTTCAAGGACGGCCACTTTGCGGAGTTCATCGGCCTTGTCATCGAGGCGGGTTTCGAGCAGGGCATCGCGGCGGCGAAGAAGCTCTGGGACGCGGCGTTCGGCAGCGGCTCGGGCGGCTTCTGGGCGAGCGTCCTCAACGGTGTCATGACCTTCAGCGTGAAGATTGTGGGCGGCTTGATCGACGCCTTCGAGGTGCCGATTGCCTACCTTTCGGCTGGCTTCCGATGGGTAGCCTCGCTTCTGCGCTACGGCTTGGAAAGCGCGGCGATCGCGGTCAGTGCGGCCTTCGGCACGGTCATCAACTTCATCGCGTCGGGCTTCGAGCGCGTGCTCAACTACGTGATTGGCCGCGTGAATGCGATCACCGCCGCGCTGCCGTTCACGGACGGCACGCAGATCGGCGCAGTCGAGATCGGGCGCGTCGAATGGAGGCAGGGCGAGGTCGAGGGCCCGGCGGCGTATAGCGACTTGCTCGACGAGCAGAAACAGGGCCTCTCCGCGATCGGCGATGGCGTGAAGGGCTACCTCAATACGAACCTCGACGAGTCGCGGAAAATACTCGGCCTTGAAACTGACGAAATGGGCAGCCAGCTCTCCGCGACCGAGCGCCTCAATGCGCTCATCGAGGAGCAGATTGCCCTGCGCGAACAGGTGGGCGCAGGTGACGCAACCGTGCCCCCCAAGCGCGAGGTGACGAACGCCGAGCCCGTTTACCCGGCTGAAAAGACCTTTGTTCAGAAGAGCGATGACCAGTTTGGCCAGTATCAGAACGGCATCGGCGACTTTGGCGTTGGCGAGATCGACGCGGCGCGGGCCGCCTTGCAGGATCTCGTCGTCGAAATGGGCACGGTGGCGCAGCAGGTCTACGGCGTCATCGGCAGCGTCGCGGGCAGTTTCCGCACGTCCCTTGGCGATAGCATTACGGGGCTCATCAACCGCACGATGGACTGGAGCGACGCCCTGCGGAACATCGGCTCCAGCGTCGTGCAATCGATCATCCAGAGCTTCGCCGACATGGCCGCCGCGTGGATTACGAAGCAGCTCGTCATGTTCGCGCTCGGGCAGAAACTGAAGGCTGCGGACAGCGCGACGACTGCCGCCAAGGGCGCTGCCGACGCGGCCTCGATGGCCCCGGCTGCGGCCACGGCGTCCATCGCGTCCTTCGGTGCGGCGGCGGCGATCGGCTTGGCACTCGTCCTTGGGGCGATGGCGATCTTCGGCGGCTTCGCGGAAGGCGGCTGGACGGGCGCGGGCGGCAAGTATGACCCGGCGGGCATCGTGCACGCGGGCGAGGACGTGTTCAGCCAGTCGAACATCGCGCTCTGGGGCCGTGGCAGCGAGGGCCTGAAAAACGTGGAGCTGCTCCGCCGCGTCGGCCCGGCTGCACTGCCCACGGTGGCCAATCGCACGGGCACGTCTCACGCGATGATGGGCCAGTTGCGCCTGAACCGTCCCGGCTACGCGCTCGGCGGGATCGTCGGCAGCAGCGTGGCAATGGCGGACATTCAGAAGGAGGTTGCGGCGGGCAAGGTTGACTCGGGCGGCAGCGAGAAGCGCCGCGTCGAGGCGTTCCTTTTCCACGACAAGCGAACGAAGAACGACATCCTCGCCAGCCCCGAACTGGAGGACGCGGTTCTCCGCATTATTGAACTCAACTCATGAGCCTGCACACGATCACTTTGAACGGCGAAAGCGTCCTCCTTTTCCTCGCGCCTGTGGACTGGGCGGAGGGCGTCGCGATCACGCACCGGCTGGATGCCGAGGTGGATGAGGGGCTGACTGGCCTTGAGTCGCGGCGGCCTCGCTACGGTGCGCTGCGGATGGAAATGAGCTTTACGGCGTTGGTCACGGGCGCCGACGTGGGGACGCTCCGCGAAGGGCTGCGCTCTACGGCTAGGCTGCGCGTGGCGGTGCCTCTCTGGCCGGATTTGCTGGAATCGGGCACGGCTGCTGCGGGTATCTACACCGCGCCGAACGTTCTCCAGTGGAACATGGACACGGGGGCCTACGCTGTGAACAAGGCGACTGCGCTCCATCCGCTGCGGGCTCCGCTTCTCATCGGTCGTTTGTCGGATGAACCGGAGATGGAGGTGCTGGGTGGCGGGCTTGTCGCCGTGACGATGAAGGTCGTCGAGGATAGCCCGTATGCCGAGCGCATCGGGCTCAACGCGGTCGATGTCGGCGGCGACTGGCCCGTGGACCTCATGCCGGACTGGAAGAAGAACGCGGCTGGCATCCAGCACCGCGCCGAGGCATCACAGGTAGGAGAGGGGCGAGAGCGGCACGTGGAGGGCGTCGAGAGCCTCGTCCGCATGACGCAACAGGCGAATTTCGTTCTGCATGACGCGTCGCGCATACGGCGGCTCCTGTCCTTCTACCGCGCCCGTCGAGGCCGTGCGGAGAGCTTCGTCATGCCGTTCTGTTTGCAGACTGGGACGACTGCGATTCATCACGGGCGTTTCCGCTTCGCCAAGGATGGGCTGAAAGTGACGTTCAACGCGCTGGGTGTGGCCGAGGCGGCGGTGTCGTTTGTCGAGGCCCCGGACTTTGTTGGCGAGGAACAAGCGCGTGCTGCGACGGCTTACCTTTTCGAGTTCGTTTACGAGGTGCCGAGCCCCGTCATCTACCGCTACACGAACTACGAAAAGCCGCTCGTCTACGCGGGGCACACTTACGAGCCGCAGAAGATCGAGCACGGCAATCGCAAGCAGAGCACCAATCCCGCAAAGGACGAACTGACTGTGACTTGCGGCGAGTTCACGGACAGTCTCGGGCGGCGTAACCCGCTCTGGCAGCGCGTGGGGCATGGGCTGGAGCGGCGGCTGCTCCTGACCGTTTACGCATGCAACCCGGCGTCGCCGAATGACTCGGCAAGCGTCTACTGGCGGGGCAGTTGCGGCGAAGTGACGCCGACGGGGCGGCTCTGGAAGGCTAAGTGCGTGCCCTATGCCGGGCGGCTGGATTCGATGGCCCCGGCGACGATCCTCAAATCCGGCTGCAACAACTTCTTTTGTGACAAACTGTGCGATCCGGCGGGCACGATTCGCGCCGCGCTGACGACGACGGGGGCGGTTTCCGGCGCGTCGGGCACGGTGCTCAAGATCGCGGGCCACAACCATCCGGACGGCTACTTCGCGGGCGGCTGGGTGGAAGTGGGCGAGGGCGACGCGCACGAGTTCCGGGCGATCCAGACGAGCCGCAAGACCACAACCGGCATTGAGCTAATCCTGCAACGCCCGCTCCTGCGCTCGCACGCGGGTGAAACCGCAACCTTTCTGCCCGACTGCGACGGCCAACCGTCAAGGTGCAAAGCCTACGGCAACTACGCGAGGTTCCGGGGCTTCCCGTTCATCCCTGCCGACAACCCGACGCTGCCCGATTCAAACGTGGACATGGATTACTCGAAGAAGTGAGGTGGTTTGTTTTGTGAAAATTCTTGCGTTACCAAGGGTTTTGGGTTGTTTTTCGAAGAAAATATGCGCACATCCGCGATAGTCCCGCCTGTATACACACTTGTTGTGTCAATAGTAGCGATACTTGTTTCAGTCCGGAACTGTTATTCAATGTATCAACAAGACTGTGAACTGGGTCATTTCGTTGTCCTTGAAAATGTATGTGCAATTAATGGAAGGATCTACGACCCGCAAACAGGGCGTTTCCTTTCGCCGGATCCAGTGGTGAGTGATCCTAATGATTTGCAGAGTTATAATCGTTATAGTTATGTCCATAACCGACCGTTGACATATGTTGATCCGAGCGGTTATGAACCGGTAAGGAATAGAGTTGGGACTATGGATACGTTTCTGAATGTTATGAATACGAGTCCGAGTCGTGTTGGAACTCATTCCGGCGATCAGGCATCGGCAACACTGTTGTCATTTGCGAAGACTGAGGGCGTTTTTCACCCCAAGCCTGTTACGACCCCATATTTTAATGAAAAACCGGGTCGTTATGTATATACCGAAAAGGGCGGATGGGTTGATATGGTGCATTTCCTGTTTTATGCAGGAGATGCGTATAAGTATAAAACGGAAGGCGAAGAGCATCCAATAGGTGAGGCAATGCAAGATGGGTATGCTCAAGAGCGTTCAGACAGAAAGGAGTCAAGCTATAGTTATGAAGATTTGCCTTCCGATCGTTTTGGCGCGGATTTCGCTGTCAATTATTTTGACCCCCAAAGCGATAAGACATTGTCAGAGCAGATTCATGATTATTTTGATGCTACACTAAAGCCTACTGATCCTCAAAATGCTCCAAATTATGATAATTTGCCAGAGTCACACAAAGATCTAGAAGGGAGTGCTCCTTCCGCACAAAACACGACGACGGTCCCCATGTATGTCAAGCCAGATGAAAAAACGAATTAATGTTATTATGTATGCATTTTTGTATTACAAATCGTAAGTTCTGGATCGTTTCTGTGGTTGCTTGTGTTTTGGCGGTGTCTGCGTGGTTGTCTCATTGTTTACTGACGCCATCGGATGAGTCTCAGATCAGAAGGACGATCCATCTAGTCGATACCTTTCGTTCAGTTCAAGGAAGGCTTCCTGTGTCGTTGTCTGATGTTGGTATGGTTGATTCCGAAAATGGCCCAATTTACTATCAGAGAGAGTCGGAATATGACTATATTATTTGGATGGGAGGTTCATTAGGGGAGTCGATAATTTACGAGTCGAAGACTGGGCAGATCCACAGATAGGTTGACACCCCCGGCAGGCCATGAGCCTGCCTTTCTTTTCTTCCCCTGAACGCATCTCAACGCTCGACAAGGCCGCCGTCGGGTGGCTTGGGACACCTTTTCGCGCCCACAACCGGGCACGTGGGCCGCGTGGCGGCGTCGATTGCGGGAATCTCATTCAGGAGCTCATGCTGGAGGCCGGATTCCTTGCTGAACGCCTCGACCTGCCGCGCCCGCCGACGGACTACGGCCAGCACAATGCCGCGAGCCTTGTCTGCGACTTCCTAGAAACCCATCCGGCGCTCACCGGGCGTATCGCAAAGCTGACCGATCCCGCCGTGCTTGATGCCCCCATGCCCGGCGACATCCTCGGCATCCGCGTGGGCCGCTGCGTGCATCACCTCTGCATCGCGCTCCCAAGCGGACGCTTCGTGCAGGCACTCCAGCCCCACGGCGTCACGATCCAGCCGCTTGCGGAAATCCAGAGCCGCATCGAGGTCATCTACCGGCCCATCGCGTAAATGCCGACCGACCTGCCAGTCGCCACGGAGACGCCAGTTGCCGCGCCGCTGCCCTTCGGCATCGACGGCAGCCGGACCTCGACGAACGAAAAGGGCATCGTCCTGCCGCACCTTTGTGGGACGCGCAAGGTCGCGCTCAAATGGGTCTCGCCGACGTGCAACTACTGGACCCGGAACATCAAGCAGAAGGTCGGCAAGGAGAAGAAGACGGTCGCGAAGGACGTGTTTTGCTCGATCGCGGGCGCGGTGTGTCTCGGGCCGATTGAACGCGTCGAGGCGATCTATTACGGCGGCGACGCGATTTGGACGACCGGTTGCTCGTTTGGCGCGGGCGAGTATTCGCGAACGATACAGACCGAGAAAGGGACGTTTATCGTCTATCGCGGGACGGATTCGCAGCCCTTGGATTCGGTTCTCGCAGGGCAGGCGGCGGCGTGGCCGAGCTACGAGAAAACGAGCTTCAGCGGCTGGTTCGCGGCGCTGCTGGTGAAGATCCGCGAACGGCTCTCCACGGCGGGCACGGTGGACGGCATCTGCCGCGACGGGCATCCGCGTTATGTGGGCGTGTGCTACGTCGTCTGCAAGGATCTCTATTGCGGGCGTAATTCGCAGGCCGTCCCGAACATCGAAATCGCCGTCAGCCGTGCGCCCGTCGTGCCCGCGTGGCTTGCCATCGACACCACTCGCGCCGCGAACGGATGTAACCCGGTGGCGATCATCGCGGAGATCTTGACGCGCCCGGAGCTGGGCGTCGCGCTGACGCAGGACGAGATCGACACCGGCGGCCTCGAAGCCCTCGCCGCGAGCCTCGCGAAGGACAAGGCCCGCTACTACCTTTCGCCGCTCTTCGACGCACAGGAATCCGCGAGCAAGCTCATCGAGGGCATTCTTGCGCACTTCGACGGCTTTCAGGCGAGCCGCGAGGGCCGCTTCTCTCTCGGCTATTTCCCGAAGGACGGCGTCGAGCCCGCCGTGCGCACGCTTTCGATCCACGAGATGACCGAGCAGCCGACGATGACGCTGCCCGACTGGTCGAAGACCGCGAACCGCGTCGTCGTCAAGTTCCCGAGC